TATGTAGACCAAACACATTTTAGTTGGCATTTTTCTGTAAATGAAACAAGGGCTTTTTACGATTTTACAAACACTATGCGTGATCTCGTCCGGGCTGATCCAGAACAGGATATGAGTAATTTCCCAGATATTTTTAAAGACGAATATATTAAAAAAAGTATATATGACAGTATCGACGGCAATTTAGAATGGAAAGTTGATTCTAATGTTGTAGCAACAGGTGGGATTAATTTACCGATGGAAACACATAGAAAATTAGACTCTGCTGTTTTATTTGATAAAAATAATAAAATTTTAGATAATTCTTTCTTTACAGAAAAAACATATAAGAATTTTGTTTATAGTTTACCGTTCATTGGCTTTGGTATTCCGGGTTATGAAAAATACTTAAATGAGTTAGGATACCAAACATGGGACCACTTTTTTAACACTAAAATAGATGAAAGTTCATATTTAACGACCATTAAAAGTCACTTTAAGTTGATAGATGAGTTATGTAGTATGCCACTTCAGACCCTAGAAGACTTATTAAACAGTCAAGAAAGTATTAAAATGATGAAAGAAAACCAATCTACATACCTAAAACAAAACGAAATTAAAACTCTTATTGAACGCCTTACAACATAAATAGTAGTATGAACGAAATAGAAAGATTACAACAACTAGCAGGTATAGTTAACGAAGAAGATGTTACTAAGGTTGCAGTTGGCCATGTTGATGATGAGCCTGGAATGATTTCAAAAGAACTGTATCACATTGGCAAAAATGCTGTTGACATTCATAAAATGCTAAAAGAGCTTCCGGATTCAGACTTCCCTCATTGGTGGCAAGCAAAAATAATTAAAGCACATGAATACGTTAAAAGTGCAAAAGATTTTTTAGATGCAGAACTTAATGCATCTGATGAAGACGAGCAAGAAATAGCAGACTTAGATCGGGCTGGTGAACTAGAGCAACAACAGGACCAAGACCCATCAGGCGTAAGTTAATTTTAACTTAAATAACCATATGCATTCCTTTTTTACATTCTATGTTCCGTGGAGCAATTTATCAGGTGCTTATGTTCCTGAAATATACGAGCAATACAATTCAGAATATATAGAATTATCTAAACAAAAACATAAAGAACTATCAAATATGTTTGGTAGTGATTATCAATTTGTAGATGATTTACACTACTGTAAAGGTTTATTTAAAAAATATAATATGCCTATGCTCGGGCATAACGATATTTTTAATATAAAGTTTATGTTATTTGAAGAGTATTTTAAAAAATATGATAAACTAACTTATATAGACTTTGATGTTATACATAAAGGAACATGTTCATTAACAGAAAAAGAAGACTTTTTAGAACCGAGTTGTGCAATACATTGGACTCAACCATTGCCAGGATATGGAATATTTCAAAGGACAAAAAAGTTGTGTGATTTGTTCAAACTTGATCCTAATAGAATGATATGGCAAAATAATAATGGTGTTATAACAATTAGTAAACAAATGTGGGCAGAACTTAATTACTTAGAAACTATAAAAGAAGTATATGCAAAAAGTCAACACCAATTTGCAAAAGAAATATGCGATGAAACTATGTTTAACTTTATTACAATGTATAAAGACATAGATGTAACGAGATATAGTCCTACGTTTAATACTTTAGTTAGAAGAAGAGAAGAGTTTGATATACATACCGGGAATGAATTTAGAATGTTTCACTTTACAAAGCATACAGGCAAAGAAATTTTAAACGAAGAACTAAGAAATCCAACTAGTATTCTTTACTAGTTGTTCACCCATTTTACCCCAAAACTTACCTGCCCTAGGGCCACCATTGGCTTTACCGTCTGACTCACCAGGTATTTTAATCCAAAGAAAAGCATCACACTTATCATCACCAGTATCGCATGTTGGTGGTATACCTAATGCTCTGCCTGGAGGGTTACACCAGTCGTTACCGTGAGGACCATTGCCATTACGGCTAGTATCTATAACAAACTTCCATTGATCATTATATTCACATACCTTTAAAGACCACTCTAAAGACTCCTTAGACGTTCTGTAGTTGCTTACATTGACTGCAAAGCCTCTTACCCTTTCGTTACTAACAGAGTTTAAAAGATCGGCCGCTTCTTTAGGCGATAACCAATTACTATGTCCTATATCGATATAAACATGTGCTTCGCTTTCTGTTGTAAGTATGTTTAATGCTGACTGCATAAGTTCTATTCTAAACTTAGAATCTTCAAGTTCCATAAAAGTAGTATGAGGTAATGCATCGGGTTCATATATAATAATAGGACTATGGCCCCTAATACCTTTTGCAAATGTTCGTATAAAGTCCATATAATCCAAACGATCAAAAGCACCACCTTTACTATGCTGTCCTATATCTCTATTTGGAATATTATACAATACAAAGTATGGTAGTTGGGGTTTTGTTCTATTTAAAAGTCGAATAAGACTTTTGTTTAGTTTTTTAAGTGTTTTCTTGCCTCGTTTAGCACCATACCAAAATGCGACTGGCTGTTCAAATATCCTACTTATGAGTGGGTATTTTATTTTGTGGTCTTTGACTCTATCAAAATCATTAACCCAAAATGGGTAGTTAAGCATCTTGTTTTCTTCTTGCAGACTGCCATTTTTTAATAAACTTATCTCGTTTCTTAATTGCTCGTTTTAGTTTTTCATCACTGGCATGTTCTAAATATAGTTTACCATTAATGTGATCAAACTCGTGCTGAAAACATCTAGCATCTCTACCTTCTAACCAATCCTCAACAACTTCTTGGTTACTTGTTTGAAACTTTACTTTTATTTTTTCTGGTCTTGTTAAAATAAAATATAGTGCAGGGAATGTAAGACACCCTTCTTCCATTGGAACTGTTTCGTCACTATATTCTAGTATTTCGGGGTTAAACACACCTACATCATGTCCACTTTCAAAATTCATTACAAATAGATTAAGACTTTGTCCTATTTGAGGTGCGGCCAAACCTATGCCTATTCTATCGTGCATAAGTTTAAATAGTTCTTGTTCTCTGGCCTCCCAATCCTCTTTCAAGTCAAAAGGATTAATGTCTGCTTTAGTATGTAGAGCAGGATGTTTAGGTTCAACTAGTTCGCATTTCCAATTCATAAGTCTAATTCTTTTCTAAAATAAGTCTTATATAACCACTTTTCAGTTCCATAAGCCTCCATTTCCCATGGAAGTTTTTTATATGCATAATCCGAATAATCTTCTTTATACCATTTAAACATTCTACCTGAGAGTTCGCCACTTAAAAACTGTTTTGCATGGACTAGTTCATGGCATAAACATTGTAGCAGTTCTGTATAGGTATATTTGTAGTCGTATGATGTTCTGGCTAATTCAATATCAACCTCATCTTTGTCGCCCACACAAAGTCCTGCACATTCGTCATCACACTTTTTAAATAACCAAATATCTACATATTTTACTTTTCTTGTTAACGGTAAATAATCATTCAATATTTCTTCTGAAATATCTATAACTTTTTGTTTGTTCTTAAGCCTACCGTATATGTCTACAATAATCATTACTTGTCCTTAAAAAAGTTTACTCTTTTAAATTTAATATTTGCAACGTCTTTCCACCATTTAGCAATATGTTCCGCCCATGACGTTCCGTGATTATATTTTTCCATTAACTGAAGATACCTATCATCATATGGCGGAATATCAATTGTTTCGCCTTTACGACCTTCAACCCCTTCATATTCACTATTTCTAGTAAACTCAATATGTTTGCCACCGTGTTGGTAATGCATTATTAACATACCGTTTCTACCTTCTAATGCAGTAGGCTGTTCATAATACTCCATTTCAGCAAACTCTTCAGCAATTTGATTAATTTTATTAGTGTATTGACTCATTTTACTTTATATTATTTATTACATACTATTTACATCTTTGTTATTGGCAGACGAGTAAGGATTCGAACCTCAATCGCAAGGTTTTGGAGACCTGCATGTTACCATTACACCACTCGCCTAAAATTGAGAGTATGCAGTCCACTTAAGGAATTTACTGGCTTGTTGCCAACCTAATTTACGAAAGACCATTCGAGCATACTCTCTTTTATCTTGGTAGCACACTAAAGTCTTTAAAAAACTTTTGCACACAAATTGCTTGCCACCTAGAATCTTCAAGTGCATTATGCAAGTTCTGTTGTAATCCTTTGCGAGGATCTTGAGGCATCATTTTAAATAATGTTCTACAATCACTAACTTGCCAATAGAACCAATTTTTATGATAATTAAAAGAATCAAAAAAGTCTTCTAATATAACCATGTCAAACTGTGGTCCTTGACACCATATACTGTCGCAACCAGTTAGCCAAGCATTAAGTTCTTTCATAAACGAAGTTACATTAGTTCGCCCTGTTTCGCCAAATGCTTCTTCCTGTATTTCAGGATCTTGCTTTGACCACCAGGCTAATGTATCCTCATTAACTTCACGATCTATCTCAGTTTGAGCATCCACATCTATTTTCCAATGCTTACCATTAAATGGTTTATTGCTTGTAAATGGGTCAAACTTAATTACGCCTACAGACAGTATGACTGCATTAGGCTTTGTGCCTAATGTCTCAATATCTATCATTGCGTGAGTTGCCATATGCTTACTCCAGTTAATTAAACATTATAGCAGGATTTTGTGGTTTGTCAACCACTTTTGGGCGGATTTACAAGGAAATTACGTGATCATCTGGGAATTCAGGGCCTTCTTTAACAGCAGTTAGTTGGCCGGCACCTTTAACCCCATCTTCCCACTTCATTTTCTCAAATGGGTCTTGTTTTCCTTCTTTAACCTTTTCCCACCAAGTAAGATCGCCTAATCCGGTTCTTTCTAAAAACCATGCAATTTTATGAGCAGTATTTACTCTTGCTTGTTGCATATTAGGGTGGCCAAAGTCATTAGGATCAGTTGGATTGCCTTCCATGTATTTTCTATTTTGAAATGTCTCATCATCATTGTTGCCAGTAATATCTGCTCGATCATGAATGAATTCCATATCAATTCTTTCAAAAATATCTAGCATATATGCTATATGGCTAAGCCATGCATCATTTTGTGCATTTTGACTTAAATGGCCCATTAGTATAAACCAGTCATTAGGAACAACCGGTAGTATTGCGTAAGGGTGGCCTTCGTGGTTATCTTTAGGTGCAAGTAATTTAAACTGGCCAGTATATGACACAATTACTTCGTCCCAATCTTCTGTTACCATTAAGCAATCATCATTCCAAAAGAATAACCAATCACCTACTGCGTTGCCAGCCAATGTATTAACATATTGATGTAGATTGGTATAACCTAGTGGTTTAAAAATATTTGCTTTAGTTTCTAGTTTTGCTTCTTGACAAATAGGGCCTAATGTATTCTTTACATAATCGATAGTTTTCGAATCATCTTCGTCCATGCCTAGTAGTAATTCTATATTCTCAATATTTTTGCACTTGTCTATTAGTGTTTCGACACTAGTTTTTAATACTTCCTGTCTGCCCCTTGTTGGAAGTAGTATTGAAATTTTCTTTGTTTCCATTTTATGCGTCCGGTTTACGTTTGTGTCTATTTTCACCTGTAAATAGTTTTCTAATGTTTCCTCTAAATGTGTAGTGGCCTACATGATTAAGAGCAGTTCTAGGATCTAACCAAACTTCTCCTCCCATTTCTTGCCAACGCCTACAGAATGTATAATCTTCTGACAAGTAACGCCGGGAGTCAGGATCAATTATACAATCAAATAATGAATACATATAAGGTTCAAACTTCATGTCAACATTAATATCATTAACATATTTTAAATCAGTATGCTTTTCGAACATTTGTTGTATAACTTCTTTTTGAATACACATAAAACCTGTGCCAGCATCTTTTAGTTTTACTAAATTATCACTAACATGAACTTGTGGTGTTTGGCCACCATCAGTATCTTTTAAGAAATCAAAGTTTACAACATAGTTTGAACTATGCCCTTCAATAGTATCTGCTGTTTCTTTTAATTCTCCATTTCTTGCCGCACCTAATATACTAGTCCAGTTAATTGCTTTCTTAGGATATGCTCCTACTACAATTGGTTTATCATATGCAACCATTCTCAAAACATCTTCTGGATTAAATTCAATATCAGCATCAATAAAAAACATGTGTGTTGCTGACTTGTTTTCCATAAAGAAACTTGTTAATGTATTTCTGCCTCTTGTAATAAGGCTTTCATTTGCAAGTGTGCTAACTGTATATTGTATCTCATATTTATTACATAAGATTGCTAACCTCATCATACTTCTAAAATATGGTTCGCCAATTTGTCCTCCAAAACAAGGAGTTGCTATAAAAATATGTTTGTTTCTAAGTGTAGATAAAGGTATCTCTATTTTAGCATCGAGTAAGTTAAATAAAGCATCTGTATTCTGCCCTTCAACTTTAGATGTATTAGGATTATTCTTAACTGGTTTTTGTGCTGTGGTCTTCTTTTTGGAAGCCGCGGCTTTTTTACGTTTTGCCATGTGTAGTCCTTGTGTGTCCTAGTAATAAATCTGGATCTTCTTCATTGTTTATATATTCGAAAATCGCATTAATATAGTTTAATTCTGAGTCATTGTTTAAGTATATACTTTCATCAGCAAAAAGTAAATGTGTATCATTTTCTAATGCTAAATTAAATAGATGATCTCTTCTTTCTTTGTTGTTTGTAAGTCCTAATATACTTGGTAAAACTATGCCAGTTATATTAGGGTCTTTGATAAAGTCTTCTAACATTGGGTCCCAATGACAAAAACTTAATTCTAAAGGATAGTCTACTGGCACAATGCCTACGTCTTTACAAAACTTATCCATCTGTATGCTAGTGATAAAGAAAGGTGTTGTTTTACAAAAACGACTGTTAGTGTCAATGTAGTTAATCCATGTTCTACTCGTGTCTACATTAGTCAATGACTGCCTGTAGTTTCTAAATAGTCTAAAGTAAGCACCTGGTCTACGTCTACCATAGTTACCACCTTTAACTAAAATTCTTGTGTCGAAACTCCAACGTGTTATATCTGTTTCGTTGTTTACGTTTCCGTGTATGTGTCCTTGCTGGAATAACCAACTTTGTCCTGGATATGTGTTACATGAAATAGAATTTTCTAAACATAACTCTTGTATTTCTTGATAACTTAATTGTTCATCATAAGTTTTTTGTGTTATGTCTCTACTGGCTTTCCATGGAAGTATTTGCATAGTGTTTGTGTCCCATGCTTTTGTAAGGGGAGTCCATATAGATAACATACCAGGCCCATGTCCATACCAAATACCTTGATGAAAGTTTAATGTTCTACCGTGTTCCTTTTGATTAGGGATCACCATCCGTAGACCAACAACGTCCTGTATCATAAAGTCTTCGCCATCAAGGTTTGGCGAAATTATGTCTTCAACAAAGTTATCTAATTTTCTTGCAAACTCTTCAGTTTTACAAATACGTTGTATATCCCATGCAAAGTCGTTTAACTCTTCTGGGTTCATAACTTTATGAGTTGTTTCAAGAGTTTTTATTTGCGGATATTTTTCTTGGACTGCATCTAAGAAATACTGACGCCAGTTATATTTTTCTAGATCATAATCTACAATCTTATTATCCCATCTATTATCTAGTTTGTTTAATTCCATATTTTTAAATTAGAGTCAGGTTTTTCCAACTGGTGGAGCCGACTGGAGTCGAACCAGCGACCTCCTCCGTGCAAGGGAGGCGCTCTCCCAATTGAGCTACGGCCCCTGTATTATTAATTACTGTTTCTATTTAAATATGCAGTCATTCTGTCACCAACTTCTTTAGAGTTAGCGGCAACATTATCACTAATGCGTTGTGCATTTGCCATTACATTTTTTGCAATTTGTTCTGCATTCTTTTGAACATTCTCACCTACTTTAGTCCAATCAAAATCGATATCTACAATTTCTTTTCTTTTTATTGCTGTAGGTTTTTTCTTAGTTACAGTTTTCTTTGCTGGTGCTTTTGCTTTTGCCATTTTCTTTTTCCTCTGGAGATTTCTCTCCTATAATGCGTGGAGCCGGATGTCAGATTTGAACTGACTACCTGTGGTTTACAAAACCACTGCTCTACCAAATGAGCTAATCCGGCATCGCATGTTCCACAATAATTTATTGTGTTAATATTTACATCAAACGATGTATAGAGTAGGGGATTATTGAGTTAGAATTGATTATTAGTTGCGTTCGGAAAAAGGTTTTTTAGAAACAAATTCGTTAAGACGTTCTGCTTCTCTTAAAACTTCGTCGGTTGTTGGCATATCTTCTGGAGTTTTGGCTTTGGCCTGCAAAATTTCTTTTGCTTCCTTTACCAAATCAAGCCGTATTTCGTATGGTGTCTTTGACATTAATTTTTTAAATCCTTTATGTAAGAAATTTTCTTACTGTATCACTATATTTATCGAACCGGATTCAAAAACTTAAAACTATACTTTGCTATTTAGGTAACTGTTCTCCGTTGTCATCCATGTTATGTAAAAAATCATGATACTGGCCCATTGAATGATCGGTAAACCCATCTATTAAATTAAATGACTTTGCCGCTTCCCATGTTCCTCTCCATTTATCTTTAAATCTTTGGAACCATGTTGCCTTCCTAATGTTACCATATGAATTAATGTATCTTAATATTCCACTGTGTTTGAAAATTACACCGAAACTTGGCGGAACTATTGTAACAGTATCGTTATTATTTCTATACCTATAATAAGGAAAGGTTATATTCTTAAGAAAGTCTGCATTGCCAACTCTCGGTTGGCCAAATGTATGTAAGCCGCCATTTGGTTGTAACTCAACTGCAACTAAAACTGCCATTGCTCCACCTAATGAATGCCCTGTTACCCATATTGTTTTCTTACCGGACTTGTTATGTTTCTTTATTGCTTCTTTAATGCCTGGTATAACTTTTTTATACTCTGCATAAAAACCTCTATGAACTCTGCCACTTTTGTGATGGTTAATTGGCCATGTCTTTAAATCGGCAACAATATCATTTAGTTGCGTAGGTTCTGTTCCCCTACATGCAACAATAACATCATTAGCATCACTTAAAATATATGCTTGGGCACCGTCAACATCAATGTATGTTGGCGGCAAAGGTTTGTTTAAAAATTTTTTAATTGGGTCAAGGTTTCTAATTCCTTTTCGTGCTTTAAGTAAATTTTTTGGATCGCAATAACATTGATGGGCGATCATACTAATGAGAATACCGCGTTGGCGGTAAGACATTTCTCTTACTGACATACTTACTCCTTATCGACACTTCCTACCTGTGTATCTTATTGTTTTTGTTTAATATCAGTAATATTTATCCATTCTTTAGCAATCTTACATTACAAATAATTCTCACACCTTTTAATATTTGGGTTACTCTATGTGGTGTGGTGTAAGAATATAATGCTGAATCTCCTTGCTCTAGTTCAATAAGTTCTTTCCCCATAAATAAACCGCCACCTTTATACATATTTGGATCTGTTAGTTGTATGATAAGTCCTGCATTCGAGTTACCTTCTTCTGGCAACGGAGCATCAGTATGTTGCCCCATACATGCTTTGTAAGGATAACGCAAAGTTCTAAGAGATACTACTGTGTAATCAGTAAATATATTGTTTATTTTATCAATATATTTTTGAGCCTCTGGCGGACCAAGTCTGGTAAATGTGTATCCCCATTGCTCATTGAGATAAGTTCGTGTAATCTCTGCGCCTGTTAATGTTTTTATTTTTTCAGATAGTGTTTCACTACTTATAAGGGCAATAATTTCTTGGCATTCATTTTTTGTAAGTAAATTTTTATGTATTCGTTCCATGGTATCTGATTGATAGTCCTAACTTTGATTCACATTTTAAATTACTTGTTGCGTGAATCTTTCTAGAATCAAAACGTATATATCCGCCTACTTTAAATTCATAAGCATGTCCTGATAAGCCAAACCAGTAATGTTTTGGCTGGTGTGACAAGTATTTATATAGATGAGTAGGGATATCTTTGTCTGTTACATCTTGTATATCTGAATCACATGGTCTGCTTTTAATTGATGTATTATATTTAAACTCTAAGTTATCTCTGAAAGTCCAAGTAACACCGTCTTGATCATACCATTGATTAAAAACAATAAGGTAAGGATTAGGTCCTCCAATCACTTCTAATGGTATAACTGTGTTTTCTTTTTCTATTGAATGATAATCAGTATGGGGATAGTATGGTTTAGAATGTTTATAGAAATGACTAATAGCAATTCTATCAACATCGATTTCTTTTTCTACTTCTAGTATTTTTTTAATATCTTTACTAATACCACTTAATTTTTTCATAGTTTTGGTTTCATATTCTTTCTCAGAATAGTAAAACTCTTTTAGTTGTTCTATAGTATCCATACTGATACCAGTGGAATTATATATGTTTGTAACCAACATAATTAGTCTATTTTTTTATGCTTTTCTTTCCTAGGTATCACTTTTGTTTTGTCTTTTTGGACTTTGTGACCGTAGGGGCTGTCGTGATCAAACAGAACACGATGTGATCTTGTTTTCGGTGCTTTGCTGTTAGATTTACGCATAATAGTATTTATTATACATAGATTAAAGAAAATGTCAAATCTTGTTTAACTATTCAGATATAGTAGGGACTTCAACAACTGCTTGTTCTTCTTGTTCTGGTTCATCATCAAAATCCATCAGTTGTTTGTCATCAATTACTATCCTTAAGGTTCCGTCCCAATAACCAACCATTCTTCTTCTTCGAATTTCTCTTTTTACTTCTCTACTGGAAGGTCCGCCTTCGCCTATTAATTCTTGTAATTCAGCATCAGTTTTTTTAATAAAACTTAAATCCATTTTTTGTTACTCCACATACAACTTGAGTGTTAGGTTTACCTAATATTCTATTTATAATATGTGTGGAAAACGGGTAGGTTATGGGTTAATTTAGAAGTCGAATTGATATGCAGTTACTGGCTTACTTTTTGAATCAGTAACTGCTTGTTTAAATTTGTTTGGAAGTTCCTTAGATGCGTCATCGAGTGCAATCGAAACTCTAAATTTTGTTTCGTGTTCTATAATAGGTTTATAAGTCTGTTTCATTGGTTCTCGATAAAGTTTATCATACTGATCATAAATTCCGGATTGCATGGCTAACAGTTTCTTTATTCGCTCAAAGCCTCCTACCTTAATTAATGTATTGATATCACCTGGGAGTATTTTATTCCATACTGCTTTTTTAAATCGTAATGTGTCTCGTAATTGTATTTCTGCAGGATCCATTGTTAAATGTATTTTTTGTTCTTTAACAATTTCGATTTGCATCTCTAAAATTTGATATATTGCTTCGGGTGATGAGAATGCAATTTCTTTTAATAGTTTTATATTTTTAGATTTACAAAAATCATAATATGGTTTAACAGTTTGTAACATTAATGCCGGAGTCATCAATACTATATTATCTATACCGCTAAAATTATGATCAGAAGTGCCAACTCCTAACATACAGTAAGGCATATCACCGCCCATTACAAGTTTATTATTTGATTCTGCTATTCTGTTTATAAATTCTAAATGTAATGCTACTTGAGGACTATTAATGTTATGCTGTTTTGCATACTTCATATGTTTATTTCTATTGTAAAACTGTTCTAAATCTATTTCTATAATTTCTAAGTCTACATTAAATTGTTTACATACTTCTTGAGCATAAATTAAATCATCAGTATTAATAATTCCGTCATTCCATTTAGACATGTATGTTACTGCTTTAAAAGGTATATTAAAGTGTGTTAGTAGCCTAAGCATAAATTGACTATCAGTTCCGCCACTTAATGCTAACGTGCAATTTTCAAAATCTTTAACTAACTCGCCATATCTATCTAAAAGACTTTTAGTATCTGTCGGTTTTTGTATCGCATAACGAACAAACTTGTCTAGTATGGTTACAGTTTTCGGTTCGCCGATTTCAAAATTCATATAAATACCAAGTAAGTAATTTTTATTTTCTCAAATGTGATAAATATACTTATAATATAACACAATTAATTGGAGTTTTAAATGGCGTCATATATCATCAAAATGAACAAGGCAGTTCACACTACATCTGATCAATGTAATACTGCAATTACTGATGCTGGTGCTTCTATTACTACAGCATATGGAATGACATTTTCCTACAAGGTAGACGGAACAGCAGAGCAAGTAGCCGCAATAAGTGGACTAAAAAGTAGCCAATTAGAAGCCGATGAGTTAACGGCTAATCTATCTACAGGCACTACAAGTAATGCATTTTTATTCAAATCAGGAATGGATGCAAGCGGAAACCCAGCATGGGACCCGCAATCAACAGGAAATGGAACAAATATTTATTTACTAGATACAGGTATTAATGCATCTCATAATGAATTTGGTAGTTCCACAATTACTAATTTATATAATACCTCAGTTGCTACAGGATTCACTGACAGCAACGGGCACGGAACAGCAATGGCTAGTTTACTTGTTGGAGACAACATTGGATCAGCCCCTAACGCAACACTTTATAATGTTAAAATGTTTGACGACGGTGCTGGTAATATTTCCATAGGTGATGTTATTGGGGCACTTGATGAAGTAGCAAGTCACCATAATGACAATACACCAACTACTCCAAAAGTTGTATGTATGCCATTTACACTATCTAAAAGTGAGTTAATTGATGATACACTTAATGATATGTTAGATGACGGATTACTTATTATAGCGGCGGCAGGTAACAACGGTGGCGAAGTTGATGATTATTCACCCGGTGGTTTAGATACTGTTATTACTGTTGGATCATTTGATCATGACTATCAAGTAATGGATATAACAAATAGGCCAATTGTTGATACTTCAGCAAATGTTGATCTTTATAGAACTGTTAATAATAACGCAAAATTAGATATTTTTGCTATGGGTAAAGACATAATGATTGCTGATAGTGGCAATGTTTCAAATTATGCATGGCAGGACGGAACGTCAGTTTCAACAGCCATTGTTGCAGGTATTACTACTCATTATATTGATCTTTATGGATCAAGATCAGCGAACCAAATTAAAACTACATTAGTAGACGAAGGGCATATAATAGCCAGGCAGTTAGTAAGTGCTGATCTTACTGATACATTATTAAAATATGATAACTTAACATTTGGATCAGGTAAATCATTAGATTCAGGTAATGTTAGTTTTTCAATAGCATACGCACCGCAAAATACTGATGTTAAAATTGCAGATGTTCCTTCCGGAAGATTGTTTGATGTAGAGTATGGCGGAAGTGATACTGTTAATCTTGGATTAAATGGTTCAGCAACAGGAATATCAGTTATTGATTTTAGTCCTTTAGCACCATGGATGACATTTGATACAGGAACTGGTGTAGTTACTGCAGATACTTCAGATTCAGGCACAGCACCGGCTAGTATTGCTCCAGGTATATATAACTTTGCTGTTAAAGGAACAGTAGGAAGTAAAACAATCGTTGAAGAATATTCAATAGGTGTTTATACTGCAGGCGGTAGTGCTAGTGATCTAAATGTAGCAGATGAGTATTATTATGATGACGATGCAGATGATTATGAAGCAGTTATTTCTTATGCTGTTGCACCAACAGGTGGCGGAACTAAGCCATAACATAAAAAATTTAATTAAAAGAAGCACTAAATATTAGTGCTTTTTTTATGAATATAACACTTGACATAACAACTAACTCTATTGTTTTTAACCCTTTATCGTCTCAAGGACAATGGGTCAATCATCGTTTTGGAAAAAGAAAAATAAATTACCAGTTAGATATTAACAGTATAATCGAATATATTTCTACAATATATACGTTAGAACATGTAACTTTTATTTCTATATTCGGCGATCCTATTTTACATCCTAATATAGTAGAATTGTGTAAGGTTCTTAAAAGTGAAAACATTACTATGACATGTGTTACTTACGGTATGGGCGATAATAATGTTTTTAAAGATCTTAGTGAACTCGGTGTATATTTTGTATTTAAAACAACAGGTCTAGAAGATAAGGTCTTTTTAAATACTGATTGGCAAATAATAAAAAATAATATAGATACAGTAAGCCAAAAACAAATACAATTTTTTAAATACAAGCACAATAAAAACGATCTTAACGAATTACAAAGTAATTATGATTGTATAGTAGAGTTGGACGGCGAATGTTTATGTGGCGATTGTAGTAGCATTATAGACGAACAAGGTAATTGGTTGTATGACGTTCATAACATAGATTCAAAAAGTGAAACATTAGTAAAAACATTACAAAGTTATCATTACTTAAAACACTTTATAAAAAGTGTAAAAGGAAAAAGCATATTAAACAAGCCAAATGATTTTGTTCTGCCGGGGCTAAACTTAGAATTTGAGTTTGAACAAACAAATGATATATTTGTTAGTGCTAGTGGCCATGTTTTTAATAATAATGAAGAAATGCACATATTCTCAAATGCATTATGTGATGATTGGTCTTTAAGATCGTTTAATTTAAACTTTGAATATGAGAAGAAAGTATATTATGTTATTAGAAAATTGCTTAATAGAGATCTAAACGTTAATAGGCTCAGCAGTTTTAGTTATTGATATATCACTTAAATTATTACAATATGTTAAAGGACATCGATAATTATAGCCTGGGAAGTTCCATGTTTCGTCTGCAATATTGCCAAAGTTAATTGCTCCGCACCAACTACTATACATGTTGCCCTCACCATCTATATTTAAACTCTCTCGTCCTAAATGGCATACCATACCGCGGAATTCATTAAGTTGTTCATTTATAATTTGATGGTTTTGAACATACTTTGCAGACCCGTCATCATATAAAAATTCTGTCATATATGTTTTAGGATCTGGAGGTGCTGTCTCTGGTGCATTAGGATCAGGCTCTGGTGCGGGTCTCGGCTTTATACCGGGTCTTCTTAAAACTTCTAACTCACTGTCTGTGTATTCCCAATACGTTTCCTGCTTGCTACGGGCGCCTAAGAGCTTCTTATACATGGTTTTAACACATATACTAACACTATCATATCTATTACGTTTACAGTCTTTAAAAAGGTCTCTAATTTCTTCTACTAATACGCCTAATTCGTCTATTTGTCCGCCAATACCAGCAATGTTTATATCAACATGCACATAGTCCATAATTTCGCTTAAAACCGTCTTAAAATGCTCTTTATCTTGACTTAAAGGGTGGTATGTATACACTACAGTATCTAAATATAACTTTGCTTTACTCCACCAATTAATAGTTCTACTTCCATTAGTAAAGATCATTGATTTACTGCCATTTTCGTGTATTTTGCGTATTATATCCTCAAATCCAGGCATTACAGTCACTTCTCCACCTATTAATTCATAGTCTAAGACTTTATTTAAGGGTCTGTAGTGCATGTTTAGGCGTTCGATGGTGTCTATATATACCTGCTTGTTAAACCAGTTTTTAGACCCATCGTGTAGTATTGGAGGGCAATACTCACATTCGTAATTACATGAATTACCCATGTTCCATTGAATTCTTACTTTATTATTTGTATTTCTAGAATGTGGGCCTATTACGGAAATTAACTTGGCCATTGAACATTAGTCTACTTGAACCGTGGATGAACCAGGTGTTAAAGAATGTCCACAGGTTGCAACTGTTCCTTTTTTACTTACTTTTTTACCGTCTGCAAAGACTGTAGATGAATAGTTGCTTGTTAATGTTGGTGATGAATGGGGTGACTTGCCATGGCCTGCTACTTTATCTTTTTCTATTGATACTTTTTTGCTATCTGCAAAGACAGTAGAAGCACCGGGTCCTGTTACAACTCCTTGTGCGTTATCTGTTTTAACTCTTCCTATACCGGCCATATTAGTATTTATCTATACTAATCCTGGTTTGGGTCTAATATCTTTTCGTAATCGTCTGCACTAGTTTGTAGAGTCTTAACTACTGTTTGAATTTGAGATTTAGGCACAATAACTTCTTCTGATTCACCAGTAAATATGTAAGGTATAAGTGCTAGTTCACTATCATTTACAATTACTAGACGAGGGTCGCCTAATGTTACTTGGTCGCCATCTTCATCTAATCCTAATAATGTAGCAATTAGTTCTACTCCACTAGTGAGTTTAAAGGTTAATACATTTCCTAATTCGTCGTTTAAGTTATACATGCAAGTATTTACCGGACGGAGTATAATAGTGATTTATAAACTGAAACCTTTAAATGTATCTTTTTCTACATCTATTTTGGTTCCGCCTATAACATATGAACTAATCTCTGTTTCTTGAGGAGCAGGCTGGACACTACCGCCTGCAATCCATTGCTGGGTCCAAGGTAGGGGATTTGTTCCTGTATTAAATATCTTTTCTTGGCCCACGGACTGCATTCTTTTACCTGCAATGTATTCTACATACTGTTTTAATAACTCTGCATTAAGTCCAATAATACTTCCATCTTTAAACAAATAATCACTCCAGATTTTTTCCTGATTAACAGCCTCGAGAAACATTTCGGTGCATTGCTTATATGTTTCTTTTCTTATTTTTTCGTAATCCTTATCTTCTTGGGGAAGTAGTTTTAACATTTGTTGTGTGCTTGCTAAATGAATATTTTCGTCTCTACAAATAAACTTAATAATTTTTGCATTGCCTTCCATTTTTTTAAGTTCTGCAAATGCCCAAGCACATGCGAATGATACATAAAATCGGACACCTTCTAATATGTTTACACTCATTAAGCATAACCAAATTCTTTTTTTATGCTCGTATTCATTATATTTTTTACTAGTTTTTTGTCTAAGAGCATTATACTCAATTAAATCGTCATATGTTTTTGTAATAGTGTCTGAACAGTCTATAATTTCTTGTATGTCTAGCATTTCATCAAATACTTTACTTGGGTTTGCATATACATTTCTAATAATATGTGAATAACTTCTACTATGAATTAATTCTGAGAATGCCCATGTTTCAATCCATGCTTCAACCTCTGGCAGACTTACTATAGGCAAGAAAGCAAGATTAGGTGAACGGCCTTGCACACTATCAAGTAATATTTGTCTTTTTAAATTACTTGTAAAGATATGTTGTTCAGCGGCAGTTAAGTTTTTAAAATCTGTTGCATCTTTTAAAATATCAATTTCTTCTGGGCGCCAAAAGAATCCTAATTGCTTGTCTGTAAGTTTTTCAAATTGCTTATATTTTACAATATCGTATCGTTGCATTCCTAGACCACCATTTGTGTCTAAGAACATATTCATCTTAGTATGATCATGTCTATTTTTTACATCTAATACACTTTTCATTATATTTTACAACTTTCGCAATCTTCTTCATCATCTAACGGATCTAGAGTTACATTTGATGACTCGATAAAATTAGCCTCTACATTTTTTCTCTGGGTAAATTCTGCCTTATTAATATCTATTTCGCCTTGGCCATCGTAAGTGTTATTGTAGTATAATTGCTTACCGCCATATTTATAAAAATTGATTATATCACCTAACAATACACTTAGAGGAACTTTTTCTTCTGGATAGTGTTCCGGGTTGTAAGATGTATTTACTGAAATGCCTTGATCAACATATTTTTGTAGAACTGCTACAATTTTTAAGTAACCTTCTGGTGATTTTTGTTCCCAAAGTAAATCATATTTATTTTTATAATATGGGAAACCCGGCACTACTTGTTTTAATACACCATGCTTACTTTGTTTAATACTAACAAAACTACGTGGCGGCTCAATGCCGTTTGTGCTATTACTAATTTGTGCAGATGTTTCTGCTGGCATTAGTGCCATTAGTGTTGAATTTCTAATTCCAGTTTCTGCTAACTGTTTTCTTAATCCTTTCCAATCCATGCGTTCTTTATGTTTAACTAATTCGTCAACATCTTCTTTGTATGTTTGATTAGGCGTAATACCTTTACTATATTTTGTCTCATTTGTTTTAGGACATGCACCTTTTTCTATAGCCAAATTTGCACTTGCTTTAATCAAACTATAACTCCATATTTCTGCCCACTCATCTATAAGTTCTAAGTTAGGATTTTGGTATGTAGTATCGTGCTTTGCTAACCAATACGCAAAATTTATTATTCCAATACCTAATGGTCTTCGATTCATTGTGGATTGTTCTGCGGCCATTACTGGATATGATTGATAGTCTAGTAGTTCGTCTAGGGCTCTTACTGCTAAATCACACACTTTTTCCATTTCTTGTGTATCTTTAATTACGCCCCAGTTAATTGCACTTAAGGTGCATAAAGAAATTTCTGCATCTAAATCGTCAATAGATTTAAGTGGTTTTGTTGGTAAATTAATTTCACAACATAAATTACTTTGTCTAATTGGTGCTATGTCTTCTTGGAATGCTCCATGTGTGTTTGCATGATCAACATTCATTAAATAAATTCTTCCTGTATCCTTACGTTCTTGCATGAACGAAGAAAACAGTTCTATTGCTGAAATAGTCTTTTTTCGAATGCTTGTCATACGTTCTGCTTTTTCGTATAACTCTTGAAATTTTTCTTGATTATCGAAGAAAGCATTATATAGTCCAGGAACATCATTAGGACTAAACAATGTAATATTCTCTCCAGCAATAAGTCGCTCATACATTAACTTATTAAATTGCACACCATAATCCATGTGTCTAACGCGATTATTTTCTGTTCCTTTATTGTTCTTTAATACAAGCAGATCTTCAACCTCTAAGTGCCATATAGGGTAATATAAAGTTGCGGCGCCGCCTCTTACTCCGCCTTGGGAGCAACTCTTAACTGCAGACTGAAATAATTTATAGAAGGGAATAACTCCAGTATGTGTTGCATCGCCATTTCTAATAGGAGAGCCTACTGATCTAATACTGCCTGCCCCTATACCTATTCCTGCTTTTTGACTTACATACCTTACAACTGCACTAGTTGTTGCATTAATGCTATCTAAACTATCGTCAGTTTCTATTAATACGCATGAACTAAACTGTCTTTGTGGTGTTCTGACACCTGCCATAACAGGCGTAGGTAAAGAAATCTTAAATGTGCTAATAGCATCATAATACATCTTTACATAATTCATTCTGCACTCTGCAGAATATTTACCAAACAATGTTGCCGCAATTAACATATACGCAACTTGTGGTGTTTCGTAAATTTCTCCTGTTGCTCTATTTTGAACTAGATACTTGCCTCGGAATTGTTCCATGGCGGCATAAGTTAATACTTCATCTCTTTCGTGTTTTAAATGTGCATTAAGTTCGTCGATTTCATCTTTAGTGTATAGTTCTAGAATCTCAGAATCATAAAATCCTGCATCAATATTTTTTTGAATAATGTCGCATAAGCATGGTGGTTCAAATTCTCCATAAACCATTTTACGCAAATGATAATTGATTAGCCTTCCGGCTACATATTGATAATTTGGATATTCTTCTGATATAAGGTCTGCCGCACTTTTAATAAGTGTTTCTTGTATATCTTCAGTTGCTATCGAATCAAAGAATTGTATTTGACTATTAATTTCTACTTGTGATGCACTGACTCCTGTGATTTCTTCGCAGGCATACATCACAACCTTGTGTAGTTTGTCTATGTTGAGATCTTCTAGTCGGCCGTCCCTTTTCTTAACTTGCATGTGTGTATTTCCGTAATTTTTCTATGTTTCTAATTATATTTACCGAAGTTTTATTATAATATAAAACTACTTAAAAGTCAAGAATAAATTTGCTTTAGTGGTAATTTATGGGTCTGAAATAGTGTTCCTTGCTTTAAGGCGGTATCCTTTAATACTACTTCACCAGGTGTGAAATTTAAAAAGAAGTCCTCATGTTCAAAAACTATTCCAGTATTGCCGATTTCGTTATTACTTATCACTGGTAAAATTAGGTTTTCTTCTTTAATGAACCCCAATTGGTCTAAGGTAGCAATCATTAACAATGTTATGCCTGTTTGACAAAAATTACCGTCGTAAACAATAGTAAAAATGTTAGGCCAAGACTTAGGTGTGTAGTAGTCTAGATATCTATCTAATACTTTTATATGTGCAAATTCGCTTACTACTTCTTTTATCGTAGATGGTTTTTGATTTCGAAAATCACGCCAAATTTTCAGTCGGTCCTCGGGACTATGATGTTTCTCGAACATTAGTTATTATGTTGTTACTGTAGTTTGCCATCTTCGTAAAATATATCGCATTTGACAATCTGTAGAAGATGTTAAAGAGTTGTTAGCATTTAATGATATAATATCTGTTCCGTCAGAAGCCATTGAAACTGTAAAATTGACGTTCCCTGTTATATTAGCATGATGATCACTATAAGTATCATTAATAAATACTTGCTTAGAATCTGTATCTGCTCCTATCATTGTTGTTCCGATTCGTTTATATGTTTCGTTAACACTTGCTGATTTATCTTTCATACTATATTCAATTATGAAAGAATCATATGTTGATGCATTCGCAGTCCAAATAACTGTATTACCATTTGCAACAGTAAGTCCTTCTGGTGATGAGAAACTTGTAATTGCTTCGCCTGACTCTGATGAGTCTTTTGTAAGTAATTCAATATTTGTTTTAATATTAAGTAGTCCCTTAATATCTGGATTAACACTATTAAAGTATAAGTTATTTGTGATTGTTGAAAAGTCTCTTGCTTCTTCTCTAGTATTAAAGTTTACTTCTTTAAGATCACTATCTATACTTAATGCCCATGATGTAAATGATACTGGTGATGATGCATATGGTTGTGCAACATATATGTTTTTAAAGTAATTAAAGTTAGTGTCTTGTAATGCGTTATATAACCATGTTTCTAGTTTTGATTTAACTGTTGAATCATCCTTAAGATATGCACCAGCAGTAAGTCCTAAAGAACTAGCAGTTGATATACTGTCTTGGTGTATTCTAAATCCGTCCAAACTATTTGTTTTTTGATATGATTCTGAAATTGTTAAATAAACTTTGTCGTCATCGTTTGGCACTAAATTTAGTTTCGGCCATGTATTAACATTATTAATTTTTGTAATTGCGCCGTTAAGTGTAGTTTCTGCGGATAAATTAACAGCAGTAACTGGTGTTGCAGATGTTGTTCCGTTTGCAACAACTGGAGTAATCGTTAATGCAGGGTCGCCTGATGCAACAGCATTACCAGCAGTAACAACAAATGTATTTGCTGTAGCACTTGAAACTGTTTCTGAAGAACTATAGTCAGCATTTCCACCAAAATTTGCTACTTCAGTATTATTAAAACCATGATATGTTGAATGCACAACTGGTGTTGTATTTGTTCCGCTTTTATGGGTAACAAACTTAGAACTTGCTAAAGCATTAACTGTTGCAGTATTTGTTAAACTTCCTACTTCTATACCTGCTGTTCCACTAAGTGGAATGGCTGTAACTGTTCCTGAATCAACTGCTGTATTGCCTGTAGCATTAAGGAAAACTATACCATCACCTACTTCAATGTTTTCTGCATTACTTACAGTCATTGATAAGTGAGTTGTATTAGTTAGTGTATCATACGATGTTACTGATCTTGCAATAGAGGCTGTATTAGTTGGCAGGGTTGCATCGATAGTAGTTGCTCCAATAGCAGAAACCTTTAATACTTTACCATCACTCCAACCTGATAATCCACTTGTGTAAACATGATTTAGGTTTGCAGAATCATACTTACCAACATTAGTTGCACCAACAGTAATTGTTGCTGTAGAACCTGCAACTGTCATTGCTTTACTAGATTGTATATCTAGTTCTCTACTTAAAAATAAGTTACCTAATGTTAATCCTGTTTTATTAGCATCTGCTGATGTTTTCTTAATGTCAGTCGAGACTGCAATATGCTTAAAGTCTAATCCAATGTAACCAATTCCTGTTGATTGCGTTACTCTTATGTTTTTATTATTGAGGTATCTGTAACTAGGTAATACTTGAGTTGTTAAGTTAGGCCATAACGTTGCATCATTATAAAAACTAGTTACACCAGTCACATAAGCACCAACGTCTGTATCTGGACTTGTTTTACTTAATGCACTTATTAGTGTTGCATTTCCATAATAACTTGCACCTATTTGTTCTGTAGTTTGAGGTGCAGACCTAAATCCTAAATTGTGTGAACTTCCACTTGCGGTGCCATCTTGTATAAATGCATAATCTTTTGATGACGCAACACTTGATGCACTTGACGTTGCAGAATCAGGATCTAAAACAATACCGTCTTTTGCTACGATCATATCATCTGAATCAAAAACTAGTGCTGTATCTAAATGTCTAAATTCTGTATTACTTGTTTTAAATACCGAACTTCCTGTCCATGAAGTTGTTTTAGTAATTCCGTCCCAAGTTGCATTGCCTTTAGCATAGAATTTATTTGGGACTTCAAATTTTATTATTTGAACGTTTGCTAAATTTTTAACAGTATTTTCTGCGTTATTAGTTTTTTCAAACTGAGCAATTTTATTAAAATCTGTATTAACTAGACTGGCTGTATCTGCACCAATAAATACTTGTCTACTATCCGTTGCGAAGCCAAGTTCTCCTGGACGTAAAGGTTTAGGAAGATCCTGTTTTAAACCTCTACGGTTTTGGATCCTCGAAATAATTACACTATTGTTGCTTGTGGCCATACTAATCTATCTCCTAGTTAGTAGTATTTATCACTTTCAGATATTACAAGGAGTAGTAGTCTGCTAGGCGTCCTGACCATTTGTGACAGTATTCTTCAAATTCATTGCCTTCTATAACAAAGTCTTGAAATTTGCCTTCTCTGTCGACCATAAGAATTGCTACTTTTTTAATATCACTGCCAAACATTTCATTATGTGCTAATGCGTATGCACAGCCTTGCATAAAGTAGTCATTAATCCATTCTCTTTTCTTAATCTTTTTCGAAGTTTTAAAATCTATAATTGATTCTTGTCCTTCATACATACCTATTGCATCAGATGTTCCTGCGTATAGTCCTTCTGCAAGTAATCCAACTTCTACACCATATATTTCATTTACTTTAGACAGACCTTTATCTATCATTTCCATAGTCATTGTTTTAGCAAGTTGGCTGACAACATTTGTTCCGAATGAATCCCAGTCTTCTTCTAGAATATATTTTTCTAGGCTGTTATGGACTTTTGTTCCAAGCCCTGCTGATTCGGTGCTTATACGATTTGCTTCTGCTTCTCCTACTCTTTTGCGCCATGCAATAAGAGCAGTTTTATCACTAGTGGCTGAAAGTATTGTAGTTACACTTGGCACTGGTTCTCCAGTTCCGTCTGTGTATTTTCTGCCTTCTTTAGTTTGTATTCTTTTTAAATTAGGATAATCGTATTTAGATTGAAGCATAAGGTATTATAGCACTATTTAGGTTATTTGTCAACTACTACCAACTAATATTCCACTGTAAAGTGGTATTACTACTTGGGTCTGTAACTATATTTACTCCATAACCTAAATCTTTGAAGTATTTTTTGACGTAATCTAATTGATCTTTCTTGGTTGGATCGGTTGTTACCGCGTTGTGAACATAGTAATAAACATTACTATTTGTCATTGTAGAGTTATTAACATTAGCATATAAAACACCTGCATCAATATTAGCAAATACAGAATTTTCTATAGTATTAATTTCACCATGAATAACAGTATTATTTCTAGTATCTGTTCTTGCAGTTGTAGCATTTACAAATATTCCTGGCATCTTATAACTCCGCTTTTATATCTTTCATTGCTTGATTGCCTGCCATTTTGGCGACATCAACACTTGGTTCTTCTTCTGTATCTATGTCTGCTGGTAGCTCGCCTTTTGGTTTTATTACATTTTTATCAACACTACTTGCAAATTGTCCATCGTCAACTGCTTGTATAAGATCTTCTATCTCAATTTCATAGCCTTGATCGGCAAGAATTCTTTGTAAGTCTTCTGTTTCAATTTCGTCTTTATCGGGATCGGCACTTACCTTTGCAAGTTCATTTTGGACTGCTACGATTAAGTCTTCGTAGTATCCTTCTGTGACCTTTAAGATAACCTCCCTAATGAGCATTTTACACCTCTACTGGTGCTCTGCCTAGTGGCTCATCTTCTGGGCCAGCCGCGGCTGGTTCGTTAATATCAATTTCTGGTTCTGGTAAAGGTTCTTCCATGCCCATATCACCTATACCCAATTCTGGCTCTTCCAGGTCGTTTGTTCCTAATGCACCTACACCTGTTACTGTTCCTATAAGTCCGTCCATTCCTTCTTTGCTTGCTTTAGCATTTAACAATGCATCATCTAAAAGTTGCTCTGCCTGTCCTTTAAATCCTTGTGCTTTTTCTAACCCAAATTCACTAACCATTGAATCTGTAATAGCGGGAATGTCTTCGTTTTTCATTCTACCTAGTCTTTCTACTTGATCTTGCAAGTCATCTGCAAGAGCACGAATTGCCATAACAACTTCTGCTTCATCAACGGATGTTCCTTCAATTTCTTCTGAAATCATTTCATCTATAATATCGTCAAACATACTTTCTTGAACCTCTTCTTCTGTGTTTTCTCTATTTTGTTCAGCAATTTTTCTACCAAACATCTGAATGCCACCTTCTACTGCATCTTCTTCTAAACTGTTTAAGAAACCAACAACTGCATCTCTGCTTTTGCCACTTACTTCTGCAAACATATTTAATTTTTCTTCAATTGCATCGTAACTTGTTGTATCTTTAAGTTCAACACCAATCTCTTTAGCAAGTTCACTCAACAGTCTATCATTTAAGTCTGTTTGAGCTTCTTCTATTGCTTCGTGTTGGCTACTGCATGATTCCATATATTCTTTTGCCGCTTTGATAACAATAGGAAGAACATGTTCATCATCAAAAGCAAATCTATTATCCATTCTAAATCTATTCATGGATTCACCACAGGCTTCGTCCATAGTGTATCCTGAATCCATTAAGCCTTCCACACTAGCAACAAGCATTTCCTTCATCTCGTTATATTTTGGAGATTCAGCATAATAGCCTTCTGCTAACATTGTTTCTGAAATATCTTTAATACCTAAATACTTAACGTATTCTGGTTCTAAGTGAAATTGTTTGCTAGATCCTTTAAGTTGAATGATTCGCATTTCTGCAGAATCTTTAAGTTTTACTAACTTGTCCTTCTTTGGAAAAGTTTGTGCAAATGAAATATTAAATTCTTCACTTAATAATTTTTGAAGATTTTGAATTCTTTGCTGTCCGTTTTGATTGAAATCTTTAATAAACATTGTTTCTTCCTAATATGTTGTATATGTGTTATTTATCATTTTTGTCTACGAAAATTTTTAGTAGTTTAACAAATGTTCTCGTAATTCTTTGAGATACATAACAGTCATATCCATTCTAGACAGAACAACCTGCCTTTGAAAGTTAGTTGTTGCAGTTCTTAAGGTATAATTATAGAAAAGGCTATCATTATAGTGTTTGTGGAATCTTTCAATATCTGTTTGAAGGGTGTCGGTTTTTATAGTTTTGTTTTGATCTTTTGAATTAAGTCTCTTTGTTATAGATTTTGTTAATCTAATAAAAGGAACGTCTTTTAGAATTGCTCTTTTGTCGAAATAACTGTATATATCGTAGTAATCGTTGGTATTTTTTCTATAAAAATACACACCTCTGTTAGCAACACTAGTTGTAATGTTGTCTAGGTCTCTTCTTAATTGTTTTTTATTAATTCGTTTTTTAGTATTTCTTGAAGCCAATTTTATTTTCTCGCCTAACTTTTTTAAGAACATTTCTTTTATACATCTCATTTGCAAGGTGTAGTTCTTGCTCTGACATACTATTTACATCTAAAAAGCCATCTTCTTCAATTTTATTGAATATCTTTCCTTCCGGCTGGCTTATTAAACTAACAGTATTATGTTTTGTCTTTATTGCTCTCATTTTTCTTCTTTGCTTTCTTCTTTTTTGATTTGTAAATACTTGGGTTAGGTCTTTTTATCATTCCACCTAAGGGAGCAACAACTGTAGCAATGCCGCCGGCGGATGTTGTTTCATTAATGATGTCGTTTATTGTCATATTAGTATTTATCTGTTTAAATAGGATCATCATGTAAGTATTTAAACAAGTTATCTAGAGTAATAGTCCTATATGCTATAATTCTTTCTTTATCACTATCATTTCTTATACTATGCATTGTGTTCCAATTATTTAACATAAAGATTCCGGTTCCTTTTTTTACAGGCCCCGTATATGTTATTACATTAGGTCTGTTATAATCTTTAAAAAATCGTGTTCCGGATCCCTCTGGATTGTCTTGTAAATTTATAATTAAAATACCTAAGACATTTCTATTATCTATATGTGGATCCATATAAAATCCAGGTTTATCTATAATAATAACAGGATTATTAGTAGGCCATCTAAAATTATAAAGCATATTAAACCACATATTCTTTACTTCAGGACAGTCTAATAAAATTTGATCTCCAGTCATATATTCTTCTATAGTAACACAACGTTCTTTAAATGTAGTATAAAAATCATCATCAGATATAGTGCAATATACTCTCCCTCTCTTCATAAGAGGGTCTTGAAACTCGTATTCTACAGGGGCATTTTTTTCGATAGTAACGTCAAGGAGATCAAAACCAGATATTTCCCAGACTGGGTAATTATCAATTGGTAAAGTTAGGTTCATAACAGTATTTAATTACTTAGAATGAAATTTTCTATTGGTATTGGTTATTAATTCGGGTCGTAGTCGTGTGAGCCTGTAGGAATAACTTTCCAATATATCGGGCCTTCTTTTGAAACGTGATATGAAATATCAATTGCTTCAACTTTATGATTTTTAAAGAATATATTAAAGGCCTCTAAATCTTGTTGTTTTGCGTATGCCTCATCCTCCGGGGTCGGCGCACCAGAAACATTTGTTGGGTTTTCATTTACATAAAGAGTTAGTAGGTTCTTAGATAATTCGGTCCATTTTTCCGCGGCCACCATGCTTTTACTTTCCAAATACTGTAATATATCACGTGGTGTATAATGCCCTTCCATTCGTGGGTTAAAATATTCCATAACCATAATAGAGTCGCTATCCCAATCGACATTGTTATATGCTTCTATAATTTTGTTTAGTTTTTCTAATCCTATATTGTTTTCAAACAAACGAACAAAATATTCAATTCTACCTATTAAGTAACTAAGATTACTTCTAGTGTTTATATGGAGATTTATAAGTTCCGTTTCTATCGATTTGTATTCTTTTGCGGCTGTTTTAAATGCTTCGGGGTAGCCTTGGGTGGTCGCCATATCAGACTGTGCGTCGATCATCTGCGATCTAATTGATGATAATGCGTTTACATCGTTTGCTACGTCTTTAGCAAATTTTAACATATCTTTTATAGAACTGCCTGCATTTGGGTGGGCTGGGTCTAGTTTGCCATTAAGATATAGCATCAGCTCTTGATGAGGACCGGGGTTAGGATACCATTTATTTCCTGGAGTTGATTTTCCGGCGCCATCACCTTTCCAGGCTTTCAGTGTTTGTTTAAGCCATCGAATGCCTTCTAAATTGTTTGTTTGTGCTTGTCTACCAGAAAGGGTAGCATATGGAAATAGAGTTTTCAGGTTTACAGGGCCTATAATATAACTTATTACGTCATATTCATTTATGCCAA